CTCGAGCGCCATCGGGCTGGCGACTATGGGCCTCGGCGGTTTCTTTGCTTCCGGCGGCACCGTGCAGGCCGGCACGCCGGTCGTCACCGGCGAGCATGGCCGCGAACTGTTCGTGCCGCAGCAAGATGGCCGGATTATGAGCGCGGCGCAGACCCGCGACATGATGAATGGCGGCGGCGGCGGCGTGACGATCAACCAGACGATCAACGTCTCGACGGGCGTGCAGCAGACAGTTCGCACCGAGATCAAGTCGCTGATGCCCGAGATCGCGGAGAATACGAAGGCAGCCGTGCTTGATGCGAAGCGGCGAGGCGGCAGCTACGGGAGGGCCTTTGCATGAGCATCTCTTACCCTCTCACGATCCCGTCCTACACGGGCTTTCGATCCGTCGATCTGCGGATGGTCAACGCGGTGGCTGTCAGCCGCTCGCCTTTCACGCTCTCGACGCAGGCGCACAAATACGCCGGACAGATGTGGCAGGCCGACATCGCGCTGCCGGCGATGGACTACATCAACGCGGCGAAGTGGTTCGCTTGGCTCGGCTCGCTGAACGGGCAATACGGCACCTTCCTGCTTGGCGATCCTCGCCGCTGCACCGCCCGTGGCACGGCGGCGACGGCCACGATCACCGGGTCGGCCGGATCTAGCAGCGTCACCGTGACGATGACGGGCACGCTGCTTGCGGGCGACTACTTCCAACTCGGCAGCGGCTCGACGGCCAGGCTTTACATGGTGCTGCAAGACCAGAACGGCAGCGGCACGCTCGAAATCTGGCCGGCGCTTCGGTCGGCAGCCTCGGCAGCTTCCGCAACCCTCTCGACACCTCGCGGCCTGTTTCGACTGTCCAGCAACGAGGTGGCAAGGACCGCCGACGAGATCGGCCGCTACGGCATCACCTTCGGCGCGATGGAGGCCATCTAATGGCGCGGTCGATCCCGGCTAGCATTCTGTCGGCCCTGTCGGCGGGTTCGATCCAGCCGTTCTATGCCATCGAGATGGACTTCGACACCTCGCCGCTCAGGCTGTGGACGGGCTACGGCGACAGAACCATCGACGGGCAGACATATCTCGGCGCCGGCACGCTGCTGACAATCAGCGGGCTGGAAGAAGTCTCGGACATGTCGGCAAAGTCGATCACCATCGAACTCTCTGCCGTCGATGCGACCATCATCGCGCTGGCGTTGGTCGAGCCTTATCAGCGGCGGGAATGCCGGGTGCTTTTCGGCCTGACAGATGTCACCGGCTCGACGAACTTCATCGAGGTCTTCTCGGGCCAGATGAATGTGATGACGATCACCGAGGATGGTCAACAGGGCGTCATCTCGCTGGTCGTCGATAGCAAGCTGGTGGAACTCGAGCGGACGAAGCCACGGCGGTATACGCACGAGAGCCAGCAGGCCAGCTATCCCGGCGACACATTCTTCTCCTATGTCGCCGACCTGCAAGACAAGGACATCCCGTGGGGCCGCACGGTGGAGCGGGCGAATGACGCCCAATCTTGATGCACTGCAAGACTACCTCAAAGAGGTCGCCGGCCGGCCCTTCAAATGGGGCGAGCATGACTGCCTCACGTTCACGAATGAGGCATGGCGTCGGATGCACGGCGCCGGATATGCCGACGATTGGCTGGGCCGCTACATGGGGCGCACAGGGCGTCCCCTGAGCCGCAGGACGCTGATCCAGACCTTCGGCCACCTGACGCTGGAGAATGCGCTGGACGCGCGTCTGACGCGCTGCGAGAGCCTGCCGCCGCGTGGCGCTCTGGTCATCGCGCGGGCGAACAGAAATCGCTCGTTCGACTATGCGATGGGGATCTGCAACGGGACACTTGCGGCGTTTCTTCTGGCGTCGGGCGTGGTATACCTAAGCGTCGATCATGCTAAAGCGGGGTGGGTCTGATGCCGCAGGTGTTCATCTCATTCTTCGCGAAGATCGGGATCACGGGCCTTGTCGGCACGGTGCTGGGATATGTCGCCTACACGCTGGTGACTGTCGCCCTTCTGCGGGCGCTGGCTCCGAAGGCCGACATGAGCCAGATGCGCGGCCTCATGGCGAACACGCGCGGGGCGACAGATCCGCAGCAGCTTGTCTACGGGACTGTCCGCAAGGGCGGCACGATCACCTATCTTGAGTCGACAGGGACGACCAACGAATACCTCCATATGATCCTCGTGCTGGCAGGTCACGAGGTCAACGCTATCGGCGACATCTACATCAACGACGAGGTGGCAACGCTCGACGGTAGCGGCTTCGTCACGTCGCAGAACTGGAACTCGAAGATCCGCGTCAAGAAGCATCTCGGCACCAGCACGCAAACGACGGACGCTGACCTGCTGGCTGAGAGCGCGCAGATCGACAGCAACTTTCGCGGGCGCGGCATCGCCTACCTCTACATCCGCCTGCAATACGATCAGGACGTGTTCCCGAATGGCATCCCGCTGTTCTCGGCCGTGGTGCAGGGTAAGAAGGTCTACGACCCGCGCACCAGCACGACGGCCTTCTCGGCCAACGCGGCGCTCTGCATCCGCGACTACTTGACCGACAGCCGGGGTCTCGCCGACAGCAACATCGACGACACCAGCTTCTCGGCGGCGGCCAACGTCTGCGACGAGAATGTCGCACTAGATGCCGGCGGGACAGAGAAGCGTTACACGATCAACGGGGTGCTGAATGCGGACATGAGCATTCAAGACTGCTTGCAGCAGATGGTCACCGCGTGCGGCGGCTCGCTCTGGTGGGGCGGCGGCTCGTGGAAGCTGAAGCCCGGCTACTACACCGCGCCGGTCAAGACGCTGACGCTCGACGACATCGTGAGCGAGATCAACCTGCAAACGCGGATCGCGATGCGGGATAACTTCAACATCGTGCGGGGCACGTTCAACGATGCCGGCCAGCGGTGGATCGCGGCCGAATATCCAGAGTTCTATTCTTCGACATTCGTCAGCGAGGACGATGGCGTCGAAAGCCCCATCGACCTAGAGTTGCCGCTGACGACATCTTCGGCCACCGCGCAGCGTCTGGCGAAGCAGCTACTATTCCGCAACCGCGAGCAACTGACCTTCACCGCCGACTTCGGGATGGAGGCGCTCGAGTTGCAGGTCGGCGACATCATCGCGCTGACCATCGACCGCTACGGCTGGTCGGCGAAGGAGTTCGAGGTCGTCGGCTGGACCTTCGGCGCGAATGGCGAAGCGGGCGACCTGCGTGTCACGATGACGCTGCGGGAGACGAGTTCTGCGGCCTTCTCGTGGTCGGCGGAAGAAAGCGCGATCATCGGGAACAATAGCAACCTGCCAAACCCATTCGGCGGCCTGACGATCAGTAGCCTGACGGCGACGGGCGGCGGCCGCACGCAGGGCGACGGCACATTCATCAACACGGTGATCGTCGATTGGGCCGACGTGCAGAACAAGTTCCTTGACTATTACGAGGTCGAATGGAAGGCGACCAGTGATGCGAACTATGCCGCGACGACGACAGACGAGAGCAGTATCGAACTCTCTCCGCTGGTCGATGGCATCCAATACACGATCCGAGTGCGAGCGGTCACTGTCGCGGGCGTCAAGGGCGCTTTCACCGCGATCACGCATACGCCGGGCGGTGATACGACTGCACCAGCGGCGCCGACCTCTGTTTCCGCCACGGGCGGCTATCGGCAGATCATCGTCAAATGGGTGAACCCGACGGATGCCGACTTCAAGGATGTCGAGGTCTTCGTCAACAGCAGTAACACGACCGTCGGAGCGACGGCTATAGGCACCAGCGCGGGGACCGAGTTTACGCACGGCGGCCTCGCTGCCAGCACGACGAACTGGTATTTCGTCAAGGCGCGGGATTTCAGCGGGAATGCGTCGGCGTTTTCGACGGGCGCGTCCGGCACCACGTTGGCCGATCCATCAGACGGCGACAACGGCGACACGATCATAACGGGCCGCGTCTACTATCAGACCTTGCAGGCCAGCGCACCAAGCACGCCCTCGGCCAGCAGCTACAACACCTCGACGGCGACCTTCGTCGGGCTGACGGCAGGCTGGTCGCTCTCGCAGCCGAGCGTGGACATCACCGACACCTCGGTAAAGGAATGGTCGTCAGCCTTTCAGGTGACAATCGATGGATCGACCAGCGCGCAGACGCTCTATTTCTCGACGCCAACAGGCGCGATCCAAGTCACCGCAGACATCGAGAGCGACAACTATGTCGCCGGCACGTCGGGCTGGAAGATCGAGCGTGACACCGGGAACGCAGAGTTCCAGAACGCGACCATCCGGGGAACGCTGAACGCGACTGACATCACGGCTGGCACGATCTCGGCGGATCGCCTGCCGGGGCTTGCGGTGGCTAACTCGACCTCGATCAGCGGCACCATCAGCAAGGACGCGACGGCGACCTATACCGTCTCTTTCAGCGGCGTGAAAAGCGGCACGAAGCTGATGGTCATCATGCAGCTTGGCGGCCGATCCAGCGTGGACAGCCCTTATGTTGAAGTCGCGGCGACAGGGACAAGCGTCACGTTGGATTACACGACGACCAACGAGGGCTGGCTGCTAGAAGGTGCTTCGGGCATCGAAGAGCCGCAAACCTATGTCTCCACGGGGACAACAACCAGCACATCGGGGACAGTCGGCTTCAATGTCACTCACAGAGGCTCAAGCGGTGGCACGGCTACCGTTCAAGGCGTCGTCGCCGCGCTCGTGATGGAGGCTTGATATGCAGTTCACCGTCTATCACGCAGATGGCTCATGGTCAGGAACCTTCACGACATCCGGCGACCTCGATCCGATGATGATCCCGGAAGGCGGGCATTGGGCGGAAGGCAATCACGACCGCTTCTCGCGCTATGTCGATGGTCAGGTCGTCTCGTTCACGCAATCTGAAATCGACGCGACAGAGATTGCAGAGGCGTGGCCGGAATTGCGTCGGCAGCGCAATCGTCGTCTATCAGCTTCCGACTGGACGCAAGCCGCCGACGCGCCGGTAGACCGCGCCGCATGGGCCGCCTACCGGCAGGCGCTGCGTGATCTGCCGGCCAACACCGCCGACCCCCGTGATCCACAATGGCCTAGTCCGCCTGCATGAATGGTGATATGATGCCGAGCGCGCGCATCCTCTAAAGGAGACTCCTTCGATGGCTACCTTCAATAAGGTGAATGACTTTGTGAAGAACGCGGTCCACAACATGGACCTCGAGAGCGACCAGATCGTCATCGCTCTGAGCAACACGGCGCCCGGCTCCGAGTCGAGCAACCCGGCTGCCGACGGCAACGGCGTTATCGCCAACGTCACGCAGATCGCCTACACCAACCTGTCGAGCCGTAACGTGACGACGACATCGTCGACGCAGACGGGCGGCACCTACAAGCTGGTGCTGGCTGACATCACGCTGACCTCGACCGGCGGCACGACTGGCCCCTTCCGTTACGTCTACATCTACGACGACACGGTGACGACGCCCGCCGACCCGCTGATCGGCTACTACGACTACGGCTCAAGCCTGACGCTCAACGATGGCGACAGCCTGACGGTAGACTTCTCGGCGGCTAACGGCGTCATCCAGATCGCATAAGGACTGCTCATATGGTCACGTTCGTGAACCGGGCGAAGATGTCCACGGCGACGACGGGCACCGGAACGATCACGCTCGGGTCGGCCAAGGATGGCTACCAGAGTTTCACCTCTGCTGGCGTAGGGGACGGCGAGACCGTCCGCTACGTTGTCGAAGATGGCAGCGCGTGGGAGATCGGTTCCGGCGTCTACACGGCGAGCGGGACGACCCTTTCGCGAACGGTCAGTGAAAGCAGCAACGCCGGCGCGGCGATCAATCTATCGGGGCAGGCGACGGTCTTTCTGACCATCTTGGCAGAGGATCTCGATGTCTCGCTCGATTATGGATTGGTCACGGGCGCTGTCACCCTGACGGATGATTATGGAGGGCTGGTCTGATGGCTCGGCAAATACAATTCCGCCGTGGCACCACGGCTCAACATAGCAGCTTCACAGGCGCCGTTGGCGAGGTGACGGTTGACACCGACAAGGATGTCGTCGTCGTCCACGATGGCTCGACGGCCGGCGGCTTTCCGATGCTGAAGGCGGCCGATCTGACCGCCGGCACGGGCATCAGCATCGCCGGCACGACGATCACGAATACTGCCCCGGATCAAACAGTCTCGCTGACGGCCAGCACCGGGATCAGCGTCTCTGGCACCTATCCCAGCTTCACGGTGACCAACACGGCCCCAGATCAGACTGTCGCGCTTACGGCTGGCACGAGCATCACGATCTCTGGCACCTATCCCAACTTCACGATCACGAACGCCGCCCCGGATCAGACTGTCGCGCTTACGGCGGGCAGCAACGTCACGATCACGGGCAGCTATCCCAACTTCACCATCGCGGCGACGGACACCAACACGACCTACACGGCCGGCACGGGCTTGCAGCTTGTCGGCACCGAGTTCAG